GTAAGTGAAGAATTAGTAGACCAGGCATATGATGAATGGAAAGAAAAGGGCTTCCCTGATTTTCCCACTAACTATGCTTGGCGCAAAAGAGAATTCGCCAAACTTATAGCATTTGATAGGTCTACATTATATAAGCCTAAAGATAAAGCAGTAGGCACCAGCGGCCACGGTTATGCTTTGGCTTGGAGTTATATGTCCCATCATTGGGGCATCAAGTGTGGCACTATGAAAACTCCTGTAGAGATATGGGAAGATGAAGTGCATCTGAAACGAGCTATCCGAAAACTTTTAGAAGGTGTGTTTTGGGATCGTCAGGAATATCACCGAGTAACAGAATCCGATAAGAGGAAAGTCCTCAGTCGGTATTCTGGAACACAGGTTGTTTCCAATTTCAGACCGACAGCAGCTGCTCTAATCTATGATAAGTTTTTAGAGAAGGCTTCACCCCTATTCAATACAGATGCCGGCACAACTTGGGATATGAGTTGTGGTTATGGTGGGCGTTTGTTGGGTTCTATTGCTGCTGGTGTGAATTATATTGGCACTGACCCCTGCACGGAAACTTATGTGGGATTGGAACAGATAAGGGATGATTGGGGAGATAAGAACCGCACAATAGAATTGCACAAGATGGGTAGTGAGGAGTTTAGACCAGATAGAAACAGTGTAAATCTATGCTTCACTTCACCACCATATTTTGATTGGGAGAAATACTCTGATGAAGATACACAATCATATAAGAAGTATCCAACAACAGATGAATGGTTAGAAGGCTTCCTGAGAAAGACTATGGAGAATTGTTATTATGGTCTGAAAGAGGATGGTTGGATGTTGATGAATGTAGCCAACACAAAACGAATAAAAACATTTGAGGAAGATACTGTGCGTTTGGGTATGGAAACAGGATTCAATTATATTTCCAGGTGGAATCTCCAGTTGTCCTCACAGCAGGGCAAAGTCAAATACGAACCAATTTTTGTGTTTAAGAAATGAACAAGTGGATAAATGAAAACTTATAACCTTACGCCAGTCGAAGAGCATAACGGAATTTATTATAAGCGTGATGACCTTTATGCACCGTATGGCGATGTTAATGGTGGTAAAGTCAGACAAACGATAGAGATTTTTGAGCAATGTAATCTCGGACCTGGTGTTATAGCATCAACTTCAGTACATTCTCCATCATCTACAATTTTTAGTAGAGTGGCAAAAGAATATGATGTTCCTTGTATTATTGCTGTAGGCGGAACTAAACCTGAAAATTTAGATAAGCTGCCGATGATGCGATTATGTAAGCATTTTGGAGCAGAGATAAGAATTGTAGCTGGTCATGGCATGAAAACTGCTATTACAGCTAGAATAAGAGAGATACAACAAGAGAATGGTTATTACAATCCAGATTTTAGCAAACACATTTATAGTCATCCAGAGTTGATGTTTGTAAATACTCAACAGGTGAAGAACATACCTGATGAGTTGGATGTTTTAGTAGTCCCTATGGGAAGTGGAATACAATTTGCAAATATTCTAAAGGGTTTGCATGAACATAATAAAATCGTCAAACGAGTGATAGGAGTTCATGTAGGTCCAGATAGACGTAAATTAGTAGATAGTTATTTGTATAGAGAAGAATTGGTTTGGGAAGAAAAGGTTAAATATGAGTATGAATTAATATCTACCAATTCACCGTATTCTAAATCAGAAATACAATGGGTAGGAGATATAGCACTAGATGATATATATGAAGCCAAGGCTCATAAGTGGATGTTAAATAATATAAATTTAGACCAGAAGATTTTATTCTGGTGTGTAGGTAGGAGGTTTTTTGATGGAATGGAATCAATTTTTACTGTGTGATGCTGCCGATTTAATGAAAGAAGTGGAAGACAAGTCGGTCGATTTAGTCTTTAGTAGTCTACCAGATATTTCACAGACACACTTTGAGAAAGATACGGTAAGTTATAAAGAGTTTCAGACTAATGTGATGAAAGAATTTGCTCGTATGGTGAAAGACGATGGATTTGTGGTGGTATCACAGACAGACCGCAAAATCAATGGTGAAATTTTAGCCAATCATATCACATACAGCAATGCGCTTTCGGAATGTGGTATGAAAATGAAAGATTACAAAATTGTGGTGAGAAATGAACCAGTAGATAAAAGAGATATGTATTATTTCAATTATCAACAATGTGTGATATTTACCAGAAATGGTACAATTAAACGCTCAGGAGATTTCTTGAAAAATATTTTGATATATAATACAGAAAGGATAGGCAACATAAAAGGTGCTTTGAATTCATTTATGTGGCCAGAACCATTTTGCCATATGATAATAGATAGACTAACTAAAGAAGGTGATAAAGTTTTAGACCCGTTTGCAGCATCTGGTATTTCATTACAAGTAGCTAAAGAAATGAATAGAAAATATCTTGGATGTGAGCTCAGTAAAGAAGTGTATGACAACTCTTTATTCAATCTTCCAACGCTTGATAATTTCTTAGTGAGTAATTCTATCATATGAAAAACGTAGAATTATATAAAGAGCACCACAAAATTGTACCTGATTATGGTGCAGGTAGTATCATGTTGGTTCATATAGACCAGCTGGTGGGTCTGATAAGAGAAACAAAGTGCCGAAGTCTATTAGATTTTGGTTGTGGTAAGGGCACACAATATTCTATATATAATATCCATCAAAGGTGGGATGGTTTAAGACCAGATTTATATGACCCGGCAATTCCAGAGCATGATAAGTTGCCTGATAAAACTTATGATGGTGTATTTTCTATTGATGTGATGGAACATATTCCTGAAGAAGAATGCCTAGAAACTTTACAACTTATGTTTGACCGAGCTGAGAGGTTTGTATTTCTAGGCATATCAACACAGCCGGCCCAAGCAATATTACCCAATGGAGAAAATGCACATTGCACTGTGAAGTCTCCTGATTGGTGGGAGGAAAAAATCCTTGACGCCAACACAAATTCAGTGTATACTCATATGAGGACTTACGGTAATTGGGATGATTATCGTATCTATAATGAAGAGCAACACACTAATTGGTTATGGCAGAATTGGCATGAGTAAAAAAGATTATCAATTATCACAATACCTAAATGAAATAAACTTTGGGAAGAAGAACCTTATGGAAGATGAGGATGAGTTTTGGGAGAAAAAGTACCCAGCTTACATCATCAATAAGTGTTTATCAGCCCACGGAGATGCCATATTCTATGTGAATGAAATGAACCGTATGCATTATCTGGACAATCGTCTGCAAAATGACTTTTTCATAAATAGTTTGAGTAAGCGGAAACGCTTTGCGAAGTGGATTCGTGCTTCAAAGGTGAAAGACATAGAGTATATCAAAGAATATTATGGCTATAGCAATGAAAAGGCTAAACAGGCCCTCCGTGTTTTGACCGATGACCAAGTTAAAACTATAAAAAGAAAATTGATTAGAGGTGTAAACCATGGAAGAAGTGGAGTGGACTCCCGAAATGATGCTGGAGGTAAAGTTAAACGAGCCAGATGATTTTCTAAAAGTCAGAGAAACTTTATCTCGTATCGGTGTTGCAAGTAGAAAGGATAAAATTTTATATCAGTCGTGCCACATATTACACAAACAAGGTAGATATTTCATAGTACATTTTAAGGAATTATTTGCACTTGATGGTAAGCCAACAAACATAACACTGAATGATGTAGAGAGAAGGAATACAATAGCGAGTTTGTTAGGTGATTGGGAATTGATAGAAATTGTTGGGGTAGCTGAACCTAAAGCCCCACTATCACAGATAAAGGTTTTGTCATATAGAGATAAAGAAGATTGGGTGTTGGAAACAAAATATAATATAGGTTCAAAGAAAAGAGTAGATTGAGGAATTGTTATGAGTGAAGTGAAATTGCTTCGCCTGAAATCAGGTGAAGATATAGTTGGTGATGTGGAAGAAAAGGATGATGTGGTGTCAATAACAAACCCAGCACAGATAGTACCGATGGGTGATCCAAGAGGTGGTAATGTGCAGATGGGGTTTGCACCATGGTGTCCTTTTACTACCGAGAAATCTGTGGATGTTCCTAAAGATTGGCTTGTTTTTAGTACCACAATGAATAAAGATTTACTAAATGGGTACAATCAAATGTTTGGTTCAGGCATAGTTGTTCCCAATTTGAGGGTAGATACCAAGAAAGTATTAAGCGAATAGTATTGACTTCTTATGCACCATAGTGTATAATGAATAATATGGAATCGTTTTATACGTCAATAATTCAACGCGGGAATACATTTCTCATCCGCAAAATTGAGGATGGGAAGCGTGTGCAGGAGCGGTTGGATTATAAACCTACATTATTCCGGCCCACAAAAAAGAAATCAAAATATAAAACTCTGCAGGGTCGGTCTGTGGAGCCGATAACTTTTGGCTCCATTTCCGAGGCCAGAGATTTCATCAATCAGTATAAAGATTTGCCAGGTTTCGTGTATGGTTTTGAAAGATATCCATACACCTGGATTTCTGATACATATGAGGGGTTGGTGAATTGGGATAAGGAGAAGATTCTTATTCTTACTATTGATATTGAGGTCGCTAGTGAGAATGGTTTTCCAGAGCCCAAAGAAGCAGAAGAAGAAGTCCTAGCCATTACGGTGAAGAACCAAAACACAAAGAAGATTTTGGTGTGGGGCATAGATGAATTCAAAACAGACAGGGATGATGTGGAGTATGTCCGTTGTCTGGATGAAAGGGAATTACTCGAGCAATTTGTGGAGTTTTTCTCACAAGTCAAGCCAGATGTTATAACTGGTTGGAATATAAACTTCTTTGATATTCCTTATCTGTGTAATCGTATCACCAAACTATTCGGTCCTAAAAAGACAAACCTATTATCTCCGTGGAATGTTGTATCAGAGGAGAAGGTGACATCTTATGGTCGTGAATTCACCAAGTATAATATTTGGGGTGTTTCTAATCTGGATTATATGGACATCTATATGAAATTTACATATAAGAACCAAGAGTCCTTTGCTTTAGATTACATAGCAAGTATTGAGTTGGGTGTAAAGAAGGACAAGAATCCTTATGATACATTCAAGGAGTGGTATACAAAAGATTATCAATCGTTTGTTGATTATAATATCAAGGATGTGGAACTGGTAGATGCTTTAGAAGATAAGATGAAGTTGCTTGAAATGTGTATCACTATGGCATATGAGGCGAAGGTAAATTATATTGATGTATTCTCACAAGTTAGAATGTGGGATGTTATTATTTTCAATTATCTAAAAACAAAAAAGATAGCGGTGCCGCCAAAAATATCAGAGAGTAAAGGGTCTAGGTATGAAGGGGCTTATGTAAAGGACCCACAGACAGGACAGCATAACTGGATAGTATCGTTTGACCTCAATTCTCTTTATCCCCATCTTATTATGGAGTATAATATTTCTCCAGAAACTATGATTTCGGAAAGATTCCCAAGGGGTATTTCAGTAGATAAACTTTTGACTAAGGAAGTAGAAACTGATTTTCTGAAAGAGTTGAAACTAACCGTAACTCCTAATGCCGCTTGTTTTAGAACCGATAAGAGTGGCTTTCTCCCAGAGTTGATGGAGAAAATGTATGAGGACCGTGTGAAATTCAAAAAGTATTCATTAGAGGCCCGACAACGATATGAAAACACCAAAGATAAAAAGTATCTGAAGGAGATATCCAAGTATCACAACATTCAGATGGCAAGAAAGATAGCATTGAATAGTTGTTATGGGGCTATCGGCAATCAATACTTCCGTTATTATGATGAAAGGTTGGCTACTGCCATAACAACATCAGGTCAGTTGTCTATTAGATGGATTGAAAATAAGGTGAATGAATACTTGAATAAAATTTTACAGACAGAAGGTGAGGATTATGTGGTCGCTTCTGATACTGATTCCATCTATGTGAAGTTTGATGAGCTAGTAAAGAAAGTTGAACCGAAAAACCCGATTGACTTTTTAGACAAGGTGGCATCAGAGAAGATGGAGCCTTATATCACCAAGTGTTATGAGGAATTGGCTGAGTATGTAAATGCTTATGCACAGAAGATGGAGATGGCAAGAGAAGTTATTGCTGACAAAGGTATCTGGACTGCCAAGAAACGATACATCCTAAATGTGCATGATAGTGAGGGTGTGAGATATGAAGAACCCCAACTGAAAATAATGGGTATTGAGGCAGTGAAGTCCTCAACACCAGGACCGTGTAGGACAAAGATTAAGGAAGTGTTGAAGGTGATAGTGAATGAAGATGCTTCAGCGGTCAATACTTTTATTCAGGCTTTTAGGAAAGAATTTCTCGTTACTCCGGTTGAAGAAATAGCATTCCCACGGGGAGTCAATGGCATAAAGAAGTGGGGTGATGCCTCAAACATTTATAAGAAAGGAACACCAATGCACATCAAGGGTGCTTTGATTTACAACCATCTTTTGAAGAAACATAAACTGACTAATAAGTATCAGCTGATCCGGGACGGCGATAAGATCAAATATCTAAACTTGAAGATGCCGAATGTTTTGCAAGCTAATGTGATTTCTTTTTTGGGTGAGTTGCCTGAGGAGTTTAGACTGCATGATGTAGTAGATATGGATTTACAGTTTGAAAAATCTTTTGTAGATCCTTTACAGTTTATTGTAACTCAGGTAGGTTGGGAGATAGATAGAAGTTTTGGCACAAGTAGGACATTAGAGGCGTTATTTGGATGAA